ATGGGAACGGAAAAAATTTTTGAAAGTCTTAAATACGAGGGTGTGAGGTATAAGATTTTAAAAGATGGGAACATATCATATTATGTAAGGTATACAAAAGATGGAGAAAGGAAGCATAAGAAAGTTGGCACTAAGTTTGAAGGCTGGAATGAAAAAAAGGCTTTTGGCAAAAGAACAGAGTTAGAAAATAGTCAAGTAGAACAAAAACCTCTCAAATTCAAAGAGGTTGCTGATAGGTATTTAGAAATCCAAAAACTTCACCTAAGGAAAAAATCATTTTCAACATATAGCGGACGAATCAAGCATTTAGAGCCTTTTAACGATAAATATATCCACCTCATCACTCAAAAAGATATGAATGATATTATTATCTCTTTAAAGGATACATTAGCTAATAAAACTATCAATCAAGTGATTGCTATAGCAAAAGCAATCCTTAAGTTTGCCGAAGATGAATACAAAATCATCAATCAAAACCTAAATAAGGTCAGGAGTCTAAAAGTCAATAATGCTAGAGAGCGATTTTTAAGCAAAGAGGAAGTGAATAACCTTAAAGAGGTTTTGAAAGATAAATATGAATATTTGTTGTTTGTCAATCTAGCCCTTTGCACGGGTGCTAGGTTGATGACTATTTTAGAAATTAGAAAAAAAGATATTGATTTGGATAATAAAACCATTGTTTTAAGAGACTTTAAAAACTCTTCGACCTATCAAGGTTATCTAAATGATGAGGTAAAAGAGCTTTTGCTTCAAAAATGGGGTAATCTAAAAGATGATGATAAAGTTATTCAAAAAGCTAAAAGATTGCTCACTGAAGACTTGAGAGACCTATTTAATAAGCTTTTCAATCAAAATGTTACAGATGATAAGCAAAAAGTCGTTATCCACACATTGCGTCATACCTTTGCCTCTCATCTAGCTATAAAAGACACGAGCATTCAAATCATACAAAAACTCCTCAATCACAAAGACATACAAATGACAATGCGTTATTCTCATTTGATGCCTGATAGCGGTAAGGAATGTGTAGAAAAATTATGGGATTAATCTTTATCCTTATACTTCTCAATCGCACTCAAAAAAGTATCAAATGTTTTGCTTTTTTCATAGTAGTATAAAAAGGGTTCTACCCAGCTAGGAATTTCTTTGTCATCTTTCCAATTTGTTGAAATCCCACTATAGCTAACATTTGCTATTTCTGCAAAAGTTTTGCGAGTCAAGTCTAATTCTTTTATTTTTTTATCAAATTCTAGCCTTGTCAATATTTATCCTTTTATGTGTTTTAATATAAAATTATACCATATTATATATAAAATACAAAAAAAGACTTGACAATTTTAATTATTTATAATATAATTACATTATGTTTTTGGTAGATAACTAAAAACAAATCCAGAAGAAAGGAGACACAATGAGGAAGCTAAGAAAAACGATTAAAATCTTATCAGAACTAAGTTTTTTAATCTTAACCATTAGCCAAATCATCAAGATTTGGGCGGGGTGAACCCCGACCCTTGTTTACAAGGGTAAATATGGTAGCTTTTTTCATTGTGTTTTGGCATTATAGCATATAAAAAAGGAGTGAAAAATGAATTGGTTAGATATTGTATCGAGTGTTTCTTTAATAGTGATTTTAGCTTGTACATGGTGGCAGATTAGAGATTTAACTAAACGCATAGAAAAACTAGAAAAGGATAAAAATGAAAATATCTAAAAATATATTATAATATTTAGAATATTACTAAAAAGGGATAAGGATGGACAAGGTAAAAATGATTTGTGCAGAATTAGGAATTACACAAAATCAATTAGCTGAAATGATGGGAATGCACTTCACTGCTTTTTCAAAATGGAAAGAAAAAATCCCAAAAAATGCTGATTTTTGTCTTGATTTGATATTAGAAAATCATAGACTAAAGAGAAAAATGGATTTAGTGCAAAATGCTATAAAAACACTTTCAAATTTAGAAAATATCTAATTTAATTATCATATTTATTATAAATATTCTATATATATCTTGATTTTATTAGAAAATTTCTATATAATACTCTTATGTTTTTGGTAGATAACTAAAAACAAATCCAAAACAAGGAGTATCAAATGCTAAAGTTACTCAGAATTTTAGTCCTGATGATTCAGTTGATTTACTGGATTATCAAAATCCAATCTCTCTTCTAAAAGAGAGAGGAGGGGGTTACTAAAAAAATTTAGCATTGATACTCTTAAATATTATACCATAGGAGATAAAAATGGAAACTTTGATTTTAGGCATAGCAGTGAGTTTATTGACCTTATATGTGTTTTTGCTAGAAAAAAAGATTGACAAACGCATAGAAAAACTACAAAAGGACAAAAATGAGCAATGAACAAAACCTTATCAAGAAAACAGCCAAAGAGCTAGGAATGACTTATAAGGAATTAGGTGAAGCGATAGGGTATACGGAAGGGGCTATCAAAAATGCTATAGCTACTGACAATGTGAGTTCACCAATGGCATATGCCATAAAGATGTATTATAGGATTCAAGAATTAGAAGATAAATTGAAAGCAAGCGAAGTTTTTAAGCAAAATTTAAAAGACTTTTTAGATTCTTAAAAAAGTATTTTTAATAACTTTTATATTAAATATAATATATTAATAATTATAAAATACTTGACAAATATATATTATTAATATATAATTATGGTATCAAAAGGATTTAAAAAGACTTTTGAAATAAAAAGAAAGGAGGCAAGATAAGATGAAAAAACTTAGAGCTGCAGCAATAGTTTTACAAATCGTTTTTTATATTTTAGCGATAGCTAAAATATTTATAAGTTAAACAAAGCCCCTTTTAAAGGGGTTCATCTTATCTATACATTTAATTATACCATAGGAGGTAAAAAATGGACTTAGAATTTTTGTTAATCATCATATTGGCAGGCTGGGTTGGAATAAATGAGTGGCGTTTGAATAAACTTGAAAATAAAATCAAAGGATTAAAGGACAAAAATGAGCAATGAACAAAACCTTATCAAGAAAACAGCCAAAGAGCTAGGAATGACTTATAAAGAATTAGGTGAAGCGATAGGGTATAGTGGTGATAGTTTAAACAATATGGCTTCCAAAGATAATGCAATAATTAGCAATCAAATAAAAAAAGCGATTGATTTGTATCTTGAGAACCTTAATCTGAAGAAAAAATTACAAGACTATGAAATTCTTAAAAACGCCCTTAAAAATATTGTAGAAGAGTGATTTTAAAACTCTTTTGCATAACTTAAAATTATAAAATATGAAATATTAATTAAAAATAATTATAAAAGTATTGACAATAACAATTAATTATTGTATAATTATGGCATAAAAACAATTTAGAATTGTTTTTAAATCCAAAAAGAAAGGAGCGATACAATGAAAAAGCTAAAAGCTATTTTGATTCTAACCCAAATTGTTTTTTATGCCTTAAGTATCTATAAATTACTTACAGGCTAATCCCCAAAGGGGAGGCTTAAACATTGTATCGTGAGCTAATTATACCATAGGAGATAAAAATGGAAACTTTGATTTTAGGCATAGCAGTGAGTTTATTGACCTTATATGTGTTTTTGCTAGAAAAAAAGATTGACAAACGCATAGAAAAACTAGAGAAGGAATCCAAATGAGCAATGAACAAAACCTTATCAAAAAGACAGCCAAAGAGCTAGGAATGACTTATAAGGAATTAGGTGAAGCGATAGGGCTTAGCGAAGCAAGTATAAGAAGGTTAGCTACTAGTGCAGAAATAAATAATCAAGTTGTTAAGTCTATAGAGATGTTTTTAGAGATTCAAGAATTAAAAAAAGAGCTTGAAGACTATCGGACTATTAAGAGGTTGTTATCAAAATAGTATTTTGATACGAAATATCTGAAAAAAATATCAAAATAATTCTAAAAGTATTGACAATAATATTAAAATAGTATATAATTACAGCATAAAAGGATTAAAACAATCCTTTTAAATCCAGAAGAAAGGAAACACAAATGAAATGGTTAGATTTTATGATTAAACTTTCCGAATTAATCGCTACCATTGTTTGGATTTATAAAATCCTTACATAGTGATTGAACGAGGGCTTAAGCCCTCTTATCTTAACCATTAAATTTGTGTATCCATAATTTTAGCACAAGGAGTTAAAAAATGCTAGAGAATATTTTATTTGGGATTATCATCATATGGCTTGGGCTTTTGAGTTATAAAGTATTTAAGATGGACAAAAAGGATTCAAAGTAAAATCTATCCAGAGGTTTGGATTGTGTTCCAAACCTCTGGATTTTATTTATCTACAAATTCAATCTTTAATTTTTTGCCACAAGCATCAGCATATTTTATAAGTGTTGAAATCCGATAATCAAGTTTTTTTCTTTCAAAGTTTGAGATAACACTTTGTTTAACCTCCATTTTTTCAGCAATTTGGTTCTGAGTCATTTTAGATTGAACTCTTGCTTTAATAAGTTGTTCTTGAAGTTCATAATAAGGGGTAAGTCTTTCCCATTCATTTTTAAATACAGGGTCTTTCATTGATTCTTGTTTTAATTTTTCAAAATCCATTTTTACTCCTTTATTTGTTTTATTTACATAAATGCCTTTCTAGCTAAATCTGCAATTAAAGCTGAGCGATTCAAACACATTTCTTTAGCTTTAGCATCAATTATATTTACAATGCGTTGGGGCAGAGTGATATTTAAACGCACTGTTTTATCAGTTTGATTTGGTTCAGGGATAAAAACTCCTCGATTTATCATACTTTCTAGTGTAGCTTCAAATGCTTCTCTTAAGTCTTTTAAAGCTTCTTGGGGGGTATCCCCATCCCCATAGAAAAATGCTATTTCTTTAAAATCAGGCATAAATGCACTATAACTCCCGCCTTCTTCTTGTGGAATCTTTTTAATCAAAATGTCATAAGGTAGGTTAAGATAATAATTCAAATCTTTTTTCATTGGTTATTTCCTTTAATATAGATTAAGGCCATTTTTACATAAACTTCTTTGATAGGTTTTTTATATGGGATAGTGATGGTAATATCTCCTTTATAGAAAGTATGATGACTGCCCTTTGCTCTATCTAATATAAAACCATTTTGTTCTAAAACTTTCTTTAAATCTTCAAATGATACATTTTTAGGATTATTTTGTATATTCTTCAAAAGTTTATCTTTAGAACTCATCATAATCCTTATCTTTAATATAAGTATATTATACACATATATTACTTATATATTTCTTAAGGATATTTACTTAATTACCGCTGAATTTATCATATAAAAACTGCTTCAAAAATCCCTGTGATTTTGCTCTTATCTTCAAACTGATTTTCCGAAAAATAACCACGAATAAATCCCTTAATTTCCGCAAAAGCATTATGAAATATGGCTATTGATTTTCCGAAAAATATACCCTGAAAACTTTACTTAAAATCAACCCTAAAACAACTCATAAATACAGACTTTAAAGCCTTTGATTTTAAATGATGGATTGATTGATTTTGCACAAAACTTTGATTGATGATTTTGCTAGAGATGTCTCTTAGTTGTAGTGATAAAGTGCACAAAAATATTCTCTTAAAATCTTGTATTTTTTTCTTTTAAAAAGCAAATTTAAATCCAAAAAAGATTTAAGTTGTTTATCTTAAAAGGTAACAACTCAAGATTAAGAATGGATTATGAGGATTGAAGGTAATGATTTTAATCAATCTCAAAGCTTTTAAAATTTTAATTGATTGAATTTATCTCTTTTGCACTCCCCCTCTCTTAGGTTCTTCCTAACCCTCCCCCCATTCCCTGCGGTTGCCCGCCTGCGGGGAGAGGGGGTGTGTGGGTTGAAAAAGGTCAGTTCATATTCATATGATTTTTGTTTGAAAATAGATTTTAAAAATACTAGAAATAAAAAGGCTTTAGGATTGATTCAAAGAGATAGTGAGGGCTTTTGTTTTGAGGGATTGAAATAGTATTTGGATTTTAAAAAAGATTTGAAGGGATTTGTTTGAGGATTCAAGAGGCTTAAAGATTGATGCTTTTAAGACTTTTGGACTTGACAAAAACAAAAAAATAGTATCTAAAAAATCATATGAAATGAAGGATTTTGGGAGTTCAGTTGTGGTGGAAGCTGGAGTGAGGTAGCAGATGCTAGATTTTGGGGGTAGAGTCTTGAATTTATAAATTTTGGTTCTTCAATATGCTTATAATGCTTATAAAATCTATTAAGTAAACCAAAAGTAAACAAATAAAAATGATGATAAATGATTGCAGATGATTGTGAATGATTTTAAATGAAAATTGTGATTTAGGATTAAAATATTATTTAACCTAAATACTCATAGCTCCTAAAAATCAAGAGTTATAATCCGCTCATTCAATATTAAAGGCTTGCTTTGGTTCCAAAATCTTTATTGCAAAAAGACATCGCTTCAATCCTATCTTCTGCGGGGGCTGATGAATTTATCAAAGATGAATTTAGCTTTAAGGGGCGATTCAAACAAAATGCTGAAGTGATATATGATGATAGGGCTGTTGGCTATTGTAATACCTTTGTGATGAGTGCTAAGGATTTTTTCAATTCAAAGCTCAAACTCAAAGATATCCTAACACATAAAGAATCTGGAAAATCCTACAAGATTGTGCAAATCCTAAGTGAAGTCAATGTGTTAAAACGACTTGTTTTAGAAGAAATAAAACCACAGGAAGCAAGATGACTTTAAAAGAAAAGATTGATTTGTGCAACCAGCATATAAACGAACTCTTAACCCAGCCTATGAGTGAATCTCAAATCATTAAATACAGCATCGATGGAATATCGATTGAGAAAAAATCTGTGTTTGAAATGATTGAAGCTTTGGAAAAACTTAAAGCCTCTTTCATCGCTTCTGCTAACAAACTCCCTCCTTATATTCAGGTGGTGTTATGAGGATATTTGGCTTTGAATTCAAAAAACTAAAAACTGCTATCAAAAGGCAATTTTCTCACTATATGGGGGCATTGTCTCCTGAGAGTGTGTATTACAAACAAACAGCTAAAATGCTACAAAGTCTTGATTTGGATTCTGCTTCTTTGCGACTTTTGAAAATTGCTCGCAACCTTGCTATCTCTAATCCCTCTATTTATGGATATTTACAAACAATGGAATCTGAAATCTATGGAGAAAAGGGCTTTATCCTAGATTTGGATACTCAAAATGAAGATTTTAACCTCAAGATTGAGGGCTTTTGGAAAGAATGGGAAAAAGAATGTGATTTGAAAGGAGAATTTGACTTTAAAGACTTTGAACGATTTGTTTTGATGCACTATCTGCGTGATGGAGAGTGTTTTGTGCATATGAGTTCTCAAGCTGATGGACTCAAACTGCAGGTTATCCCTCCTGAGCATATTGATTATAACTACAATGATGGGGTTAAAATCAAAAAAGGTATCGAGTTCAATCAAGTCAATCAAGTCATAGCCTATCATATCAACATCGATGATATGGATAGGAGTAAAAAGATTCGTGTGAGTGCAGAGGATATGATACACCTCAAACGCACTTTTAGCACACAGCAGATTCGAGGGATTAGCCATTTGACCCCTGTGATATTCAAAGTGATGCAAAGTGATAAATACATAGAATCTGTCATCACACAAGCTAACATCGCTTCTAAACTATCCCTCATTGCCACGCCCAAAGAAGAAACAGAAGGCTATAGCGGTAATTTTATGGGTGATTTGGAAGAAAATAAGCCTGTAGAGCCAAAGACCATTGAAATAGAAGATGGGCGAATCATAGCTATGAATGAGGATTATAAAATCGAACCACTCAACATCAATCATAACCCTAACATAGAAGCCTTTATGCTAGATATAAACCTTAAAATCGCTAAAGCTCTAGGGATTTCTTATATGACTTTCACAGGCAATCTGAGGAATGCTAATTTTTCAAGTTCAAGACTAGGGGTTGAAGGAGAGAGGCGAAATTTCAAACGCATTCAAAAGCTTTTGATTAGAAAAATACACTCTCCTATTTATGAAGCCTTTATCCAAAACCTAGCTTTGAGAGGAAAAATCACGCCCAAAGAAGCTAAAAATGCCCTTTCTCAATATAGCTTCAAAACACAGGGTTATCCTTATGTCGACCCAGCAAAAGAAATCACTGCTTTGAAAATGGAAGTTGAACTAGGACTCAAAAGTATAAAACAAATTTGGAGTGATAAAGGGATCGAGCCTTTAGCACAAGTGAGGGATATAAAAGAAGTGAATGATATTTTGCTCACTGAACTCTCAAGGCTGAGGTCTGTGCTATCCCCTCACCCAACTCCAGCAAATAATCAAGAAGATGATGAAGATGAAGAAGACAATCCAAAAGGAGATGAAAATGATTGATATTAAAGACTTGAATTTCAGTGCTAAGCTTATCCCTCAAGACCCTATTGATGATGAAGAGATGAGCATATGTTTTAAGGCTTTGAGTGCTAATCCTACGATTAAAAGAGAAGGATTTTATCAAGATTACTACATCAGCATAGATACAGATAAAGTGAAGTGGAAGGCTAAGAATCTTTTTTTAGATCACAACCCGACCTTTAATAATTCTGTGGGACTCATTGATGAGGTGAAAAAAGATAATGAGGGCTTTAAAGTTAAAGTGAAGTTTTTCGCCAATATCCCTGCTTCTAAAGAAGCTTTTGAACGATACAAGGCGGGGTTATCTAATAGTGTATCTGTAGGCTTTGGAGAAGCAGATATTGAGCGAATCGGTGAGATTGATGATTTGCCACATTTTAAAATCAAGAGTGGAGAAATCATTGAGCTTTCAGCTGTGTGGTTGGGTGCTGACCCTAAGGCGGTGGTTTCTAGTTTTGCTAAAACAAAAAAACCATTATCAGAAGAAAAACAAGGAGAAGAAAATATGCCAGAAATCCAACAAAATACAAATCAAGGAGAAGAAAATATGCCAAGTCAAGAACTAAGTGTCCTCAAAAATGATGCCTTAGAAATCGCACAATTAGCTGAAATAATAGGGCAAAAGGAATTAGGACTCAAAGCTATCAGTGAGGGAGTGAGCTATGCTGAGTTTCAAAAGAGTGTTTTTGAAAAATCCAAAGAAAACAAAACCTTCCATATCCAAACTTCAAAAACCAAAATTGAGCAAGAGTTCAGTTTGTTTAACATCATCACCAATAAGGCTGATGGCTTTGAAATGGAGTTTTTCAATCAAAGCACAAGGAAATTCAAAATCCCTAATACTTTTTATAAGAAATTTGATACTGGCTCTGGGGGAGATATTATCACTAAATCCACTAATGATGGAGTCGCTTCTATTGAACCACTTTATTGGAGGGGGGATAAGTTTATTGACTTGGTTCGTAGCACATCGCCACTGCTTCAAAAGCTAGATATTATGAGTGGCTTGGTATCTGTGCAACAAATCCCAAGAGATAATACTGAATTAGATGCTGTCTTCTTAGATGAGGGAGCAACTTCTAAGGCACAAACTCTAAGTTTTGACCATATCAAACTAACCCCTCAAACCCTCTCTAACAAAGTCATCATCACTAGAAGGATGTTTGAAATGACTCCACTAGCCCTAGAATCCTTTGTGATTTCAAAAATGGTAACAGGCATAAGGCGAAAACTTGAAAAAGTAGTCCTTTATGGCAAATCACCTGAGCCTATCACAGGGATTTTTGAAACCAGTGGCGTGCAAATGGTAGAAAGCTTTATGAAAGCCCCTGATTTCAAATCGACTTTGAGATTCAAAGGACTCTTACAATCAGCAGATTATGATACTTCAAGATGTGCGTTTTTTGTGAATGCGATGGGCTTCACTGAACTTGAAGGCACACCAAAATCTATCAATACGACCAATGTAACCACTGAGCGAACCCTTTTAGAAAATAACAAACTCGGAGGCTTTGATATTTATCCAAACAACTTGATGAAAGATGGAGACATCATATTGGGGGATTTTTCTAATGCGATATTAGGCATTTGGAGTGATGGCATTGAGATAAAAACTTATCAAGAACAAGGGGATAACCTCATTATCGAGGGATTTTATGATATTGATTTTGCTTTGAAGCGAAACAATGCGTTTGTGATTTCAAAAATAAAGGCTTAAGGGATGGATTATAAAGTTTTATACAACACACAGATTAATAATGAATTCAAAGCCAAAGGTGAAATCATAAACTTCCCTAAAGGCACAGATGAGGGCTATATATTGAGTCTGGTGAAAAATAAAGTGATTGAGGTTATAGAAGAAGAAACTATTCAGACTAAGAGTAAGAAGATAAATGGAAAAGACAAATAAGATGACAAAGCAAAGTTTTGGAATAAGCTTGTATTAGAGGGGACAAGGGGGCTTGAATTGCGAAGTCGCCCCCTTATCCCCTTAAACCCCAAACCCCCAACACGCACCCTTAGACCTTTTGCCTGTCAGGTCAGTAGTTGGGTTTGGTTTGGAAAAGACAAATAAAACTGGGTTGATGAACGAGTGAATAACCCTGAACTTTAGGAACAAAGCGATTGAATCGCTTTGAATGCTCTTAGATTTAGCAAGGCTAAATCCAGACAAATCAATAAAAGGAGTATCAAAATGGCATTTAACTTTAATGCACAGGCTTTCAGTGGGGGAAATCTATTTATAGATGGGGTAGGTTGTTTGGGGGTTTTGAAATCTTTTGAACCCCCAAAAATAGAACAAGAAGTCATAGAACAAAGCTCTAGCATAGGGAAATATGAGCAAGTCTTACCCACGCTAAAACCTCTGAATGCTAAATTTGTGCTAAATAATGTGGATATGGTGTATTTCAATACCCTGAATGCTTATATCCCACAAGTAATCTATATCAAATCAAACCTCTCTAGCGGAGGGATGGTAAAAAAAGAAACACAAATCATTGCTACATTCAATGGCAATATCAAAATCTTAGAGTTGCCTAAGTTTGAAATGAACAAAGAAGCTGAGCTTAGTTTGGAGATGAATGTGTATATGTTTAGCTATCAAATAGATAAAGTCCCTGCATTGCTTTATGATGTGCATAACTCTATTTATGCCATCAATGGAGTCGACCAATTCTTAGAAATAAGAAAAAACATACAATAAGGAGGTGATATGGGTGCAAAATATGGAATCAATATTGAAGTTAAAAACGCTAGCAGTTCAGATATATCTATCAATAATACACGCAGCATTGCTATTGTGGGTGATGATGTCAAAGTAGAAAATACAGGACTCAAATACTACCCTTCTATCAAAGAGGCAATAGATTGTGTCGGAGAGGGAAGTATCAAAGATACTTTAGAGGATTTGAAAGCTGCTGGATTGGAATCCACGCTTATCATTTCTAGCTTCATCAAATCAGATAGGGTAGCTGAAGATGTATTGAAAGCTATTGATGATTTGATTTTATCTGAACAAAGCACAGGCTATCGCCCTAAATTTATCCTTGCTTCAATCTACAATAAAGATAAGGGTGTGTGGGAAAAGTTAAAAGGAGTAGGGGATAAATTAGGAGCGATTTATGCAATTGAGATTGATGAGGGGAGTGAAGATAAGATTTTAGAAGCACTCAAAGATTTCCAATCCAAGCGAGCGATCATTACTTATCAAAAGGTAACTCGCTTGGATAAAGTTGTGCGACCTTTGGGGGGCTTTATCATTGCTAGTTATGCCAAAGTGATGAGTGCATCTGAATATGGCTTTGCTCAAACATTTTCTAATCGCCTCATTGATGGAATCATAGGAGTGGTGGATAAAGTAGAGTTCATCAGTGGGGAGGATTGTGTGGCTGATAGGCTTAGAGGGGTCGGGGTTAGCTTGGTGATTAGTCATAGTGGATTGAGGGCTTGGGGAGGAGAAGTAAGGGATAGTGATTTTAAAAGCCTTCATAGTGTGGTTATCTTTGATACCATCATTGAATCTATCAAAAAATCTCAAATTGAAGCTATTGATAAGCAAGTGAGCGATTACCTTAAAAAAGTAGTAGATGATTTGGAAGCATTTTACCGCAAGCTTGTGGCAAATAATGTGGCTGTGGGCTTTAAAGTATCTGTGCCAATGGATTTAAATACCAATGAATCCATAGCTGAGGGTAAAATCTATATCCAACATCAAATCCAAGAAATGCCATTGATGAAAAACATCACCAATAAGATTTATAAAGTTAATGATTATGGTTCTGAGCTTGTTAAAGAGATATAAAAACACCCCAAAGGGTGATGAGTCCTTTGAGGTGAAGTGTGTGGTGTGCAGTTATTTGAGGTTAAGGAAATCCCTAATCTCTTCTCTAAAAATGCTAATAAGCATTGATAGAACTACAAAAAGGATGTTTAAGTCCATTTTTGGACTCCTTATAGTGAATTCCCACCCTCCCACCACTACAAAAAAAAACCCGATTGTCCATAATGGACTCATCGGGATTCACTATAAGGCACACACTTTTTAATGCTTATCTAAGTAATCAGCTTAGATAAGTCAATTATAGCATAAGTTTAGGAATAAAAATGACAAAAAGAGAAGAGTTACTTAGTTTATTATCCCAATCTTTAGGTTGTGTAGGCTTTAAAAGTATTGATTATTCACAAAGATACACTTATGACAAAGAGGATTTGCCTGTATGTATCATCAAAGAAAACTCATCAGAGGTCAACATACCTGCTTCAGGGACTTGGGAATATGATTGTGAGCTAAGCATTTTTATTATCTCTTTGAGTCCAGAGTATGATTTAGCCCAAGAGGTATTTAAAATCATTAAAAATCTCCCAAAAGATACTTTTATATTTTGTTTGAGGACTACGGCTTTAGAGAGCAATTTTGAAGATGTCCCTTATCATCAGCTGAGTTTGAACTTTAGTGTGAGGTATTATTGTGAGGAATTTAGCCTATGAACTTACCTGATTTCTTAATCCCTTGTGATATAGAGAGTGAACGAAACATTATTTTGAGTGAATTGAGAGAGAAGCTACCTGATTATGAGCCTTTGAGGGGTGATGATTTTGCTATTTTGCTGGATTGTTTTTTGTTCAGGTTGAACAAATACATCAATTATATTAATTTTGTCATTTCACAAAACTATTTCCCTTATAGCAGTGGGGAGTTTTTGGATTCTTTGGTAGCATTGGCTGGGATTAAGAGATTTGAAGGCACTCCTTTTATGGCAAAAATTGAGGTTTGCTCTAGCACTCCACTGCACCTTCCAAAAGGCACTAAGTTTATTGATATGAAAGGACATAATGCGTTTTTGAATCAAGATTTGAGCATTGATGAAGGCTTGAAAGGGGAGGGTGAGATTGTTTTAGAAGATGGAGTAGAAGGGGATTTTGATACGATTTATCTTGAAATCCCTCATATTTACATCACAAGCATCAAAAAACTAAGTGCTTTTGTGCAAAAAGCAAGCAAAGAAGATGATGAAAGCCTCAAAAAGAGGTTTTTACTCTCTTTGAGCAAGCCTTCAACAGCAGGGAATCTCAAAAGCTATCAATACTATAGTGCGATACCTGAAGTGCTTAAAAGTAAAATCAAACACAAAGATTTAGGTGTGGTTGAGGTCATTTATACACAGAATTCTGAAGATGCACTCCAAAAGCTAAAAGCTTCAATAGAACCTAATATACCACTCACAGATACCATTATCTATACCAAAGCCATAGAGATACCCATAGAGCTTACTATCACTTTGACATTAAAATCGCTGCAAAATATCTCTAGCATTATTTTTGATATTGATAAGCAAGTCAGGGGGTTGTTTGAAACTTTAGAGATTGAAGAGGGATTGAGTGAATCTAAAATCATTGCTCTTAGCTTTTTGAGTTTGGATATTCTTGATATTGAAGTTTCGCCATTGCCTGCTATGGAGGAAAATGGGATTTTCAAACTCCAAAACCTAACTATCATAGATAAGGAGGCTTGATGAAATCACTCCTGCCCTCACACTTCAAAGAACTCAAAATCATTGATGAGGTTTTAGGGGATTTTGTGAATGAAAAACTAAATTTTACAAATCAAAACTTCTATAGCCCTACAGAGCAAAATGCTTTTTTGATTGCACAGACTTTTGATATTAATATTTTAGGTTTTAACCTCAATCAAATAATAAAAATACTTCAAACTCCTATGCTTTCAAAATCAAGACTTGGAACCAAAGAAGCCTTAAAAACTAGTTTGAATAAGGTTTTTGGTGAGGTTGTTATCCAGAGCATTCAAGAAGATAATAAATTAAAACCCTTTGAATTCTCTATCAAAGCTAATGTTGATAATGGGATTGATGAGGAGGGATTAATGGCTATTAAAAGTATCGTAGAAGAAACGAAGCCTTTGAGGGCTAGCTTGGCTGGGATTGATTTTGAAATGCCTTGCTTGCAATGTGATATTTTGCTAAAAAATTCAATCTTATGGAGGCTATGAATGCAAACAATCCAATCAATCCTAAATAACTTGACTTCAAAACAAATACTTCAAACCCTCAAAGAAAAAAATACAAAAGCCCTTTTTGTTGGTTCTAAAAATCCAAATGATGAGGTTTTGGAAACAAAATTAAAAGATTCAAAACTCACACTTGAGCAAATCAAAGGAAATGCTTTTATCCAAACCGATGTGAGGAGGGCTTATTTTGATGACAATAACTGCTTGTGTTTTGAGGTAAACCTAGATTATGACATTGCTTCAGAAAATACCATTTATGCACTAGCTATCGTGAGTGAAGAGAGTATTTTTGTGCTAGCACTCACACCAAAGATTAAAAAAATGCAAGGGATTGGGGGGACTTTTGTTTTAAAAACTTCTATAGAAGGTAGGAGTGGGGAGATGGTTTTTAAGGCTGATGATTATATATCAGAGGCTGAGTTTGAACCTTTTAGGGATTTTGTTGATAAATTTGAGGATTTGCTTGAAGATTTTAAATACAAAGCCAAATTAAAAATGCTGCTTTTGGATTTGGAAAACTACCTAGATACTCAAATCCAAGCCATTAAATCAAATATGGATAAGCTCAATGATATTGGTAGGAAAAATTATTTTTATCGCAACTCACTGCCTTGTGATTATGTAGGGATGGGGGAGCGATTAAGCAGGGATGAGTATCCATTGCTATGGTATTTCACACTAGGGTGCGTAGGCAATGATGGGAGGGAGTATTTTTCTATCCCAAAAGGAGGGCTTTATTCTAAAGGGACTTTAGATTTGAATTTAGTGGGTAGATTTGAAGAAAGTGGCTTGCCTGATATTAGAGGGGATATACAAGGGGGGAATGATAGTTTGACTGGAAATGGAGTGTTTTTTAATAATGGTAGCACAGGCTGGCAATGGAAAGGAGGCACAGATGGATGGAAAAATAATCAAGTGGGATTTAAGGCTTCTATGAGTAACCCTATCTATGGGAGGAGCGATGATGTAGAAGTCAATCATATTAGCTATCTTGAGGGGATTTATGCAGGAGAGAGGATAAAAAGCTTTCCTTTGGATTTAAAAAATTTAATAGGAGTTAAAAATGGATAATTTAGAAAACTTAGAAAATAAAATCCAAGAATTAAAGGAGTTGAAAACTCTTAGTGTGGAAAATAGTCTAGGGATTTTGAAAACTTATAATGAAAGCCTTAAAGATGACTTGAATCAAATCGCACAAGATATTTTAAAAGATACTTCAAAGAAAAAAATCAGGCTTTTGAAAAATGTCAATGGCTATCGGAGTGTTTTTTATCAAGAAGTTTATGAAGATAACAAAGGCAATATTATCAAATATGGGGACATAATGGTCGCAGGAGGAGATGCTATCAGGAGCGGGGCTGGGAAAGGAGTGGCTAGCTTTGGATTTTATCGTGTGGGTATCCCTTATGGTGTAGAGATAATAGATGTAGTTGGTGGGCATGGGAGTTTTTTCGCTCAAGAAAAGGACTCTGATGCTATGTGGGTGTGGGGAGTGAATGCTCAGGGTTGTTTAGGGCTAGGGCATAGCAATAATGTCTTAATCCCCCAAAGAGTCAGTTTCCCTGCAAAGATAAAAAAAATTGCTTCTGCTAGCTTTAGCACAGGTTGTCAATTTGCTTTTGTGCTTTTAGAAGATGGGAGGCTTCTGGGAGCTGGGAGGAATGCTGATGGGGAGCTTGGGATTGGCAATAATATTGATTGCTCAAAATTTTTACAAGCTTTGAGTAATGTAGCAGATTTTTTTATCGGTAATAATTGGGCAGGTGGTGTGTATGCCATCACTTATGATGGGCGGCTTTTTTCTTGGGGATATAATCGCACTGGTTGGCTAGGGCTAGGGCATAGCAATAATGTGAATACACCCACATTAGTAAGCAATGTTGAAAATGCTAAAACAATTTATCATTCTACTTATAATGATGGAACTTGGTATGGCAATACTTTCATCATCACGACTGATAATAGATTATTGGGGGCAGGCTATAACGGGCAGTGGAATTTAAGCCAATCTGATGCCAATCAAAGGAATACCTTTGTGCCTATATTGAATGAATCCAATTTACCACTCAAAGACATCATAGCGTTTAAGGGTGGTGGTGTTTATGATGTGGCTTTAGCCATAAATAATAAGGGGGAGTTATTTTCTTGGGGATGTGCTGATATGGGCTTGGGAGATGATAGGACTGCTCATAGTCGGTGTAAGAAGATTGCTAGTGGAGTAAAACGGATTGAAAAGCAAGGGTATCGCTATCCTGCTAATTATATCCAGTATCAAAATGGCAGTATCGCAGCCTTTGGCTATAACCAAACCCAAGCACTGGGTGTGGGTAATGCTACTAGCCCTATAAGGGCTATGACTCCTGTAATCCTTCCAGCTAAGATCATTGATTTTTGTGTTTGTTCTTTTTATGAGGGTGAAAGGGCATTTATCGCTAGTGATGGAGAGCGATTGTATGGGTGTGGGAGTGTTTATGAGGGTAATTTGAATATCACTAGCAATATCTTACAACCCCAAATATTGAAATGAGGAAAATAATGAAAACTTATAGTTTTTTAATTAGTTTTTTGCGAGGGGGACAAGGGGGCTTGAATTGGCAAGTCGCCCCCTGAACTTTAGGAACAAAGCGATTGAATCGCTATGAATGCAAGTGAAAATAAATGAATAAGGAGATAACAATGAAAACATACAAATTAAGCACAGATAAGATTGCTGAGGTCAAAGGGGAATTCAAAACCCTCTATAGCAATGGAAGATTTATCTATGTGCAACCCTTAGAAGACATAGAACTAAATGAGCCTTTTATCCAAGAAGATTTGCCAAAAGAATATGAAGAAAAAAGACAAGAGATATTGTCTTATGAAAGAGTCAAAAAGACTTCAGAGCTCAATAGGATTTGTGATAAATATTTACAAAACTTTCAATCTTCTGCCTTAGGGAGTGCTTATATCTATGATATGGCACAAGAAGACCAGATTAATTTGATGGGATTGCTCATTGCTGGGATTGATAGCTTTTTTAGGTGTGCTAAAGCTTCTGATCCTGATGATAAACAAAATATCCCTCATACCAAAGAACAATTAAAACAAGTCTATTCTGATGGACTCAAAGCTAAGAGTGGAATCATTTATATATGTGGTGTGTTGAAAGAATATGTAAAAAGTCTTGATGATTTAGATTCTATCAAGAGGGTGAAATGGGAGGATTATGAGGATATCACAAGGCAGGAGGAAAGATAATGAATTATCTTGAATTGATTAAGACTTATTTGTTTGTGGCTGTGATTGGGATTTTTGTGGGTTGCTTGTTTGTGATGAGGACTATTTCTGAAGAAGTCATTGATACGAAGGCAAAGATGATTCAATTTATCGTTTATGGAGTGGGGAGTTCTATGCTCATTACTTGGATAGGGTATGAGGTGTTTGTGTTTTATGGATTGCCTCCTAGTCTTGCTTGTGCGATTGGTGGAGGGATGGGCTTTGTGGGTGCTGAGAGCATAGCTAGGCTGGTGATAAGGGTATTCAAGAAAAAGGCTGGATTAGAGGATAAGGAATGAACAAGCAAGCATTAGAATTTATCAAATCTCATGAGGGTTTTAGTGCTAAGCCTTATTTAGATACTGCAAATATTGAAACCATAGGCTATGGGAGGAACTTGAGTGCTTATCCTTTGAGTGAAGATGAACAAAGGGAAATCCTTATTAATGAAGGCAGGTATTCTAAAGAAGACGCACAAGAGTGGCTCATAAATCAGCTCCAAAAGCTAGAAAACGAGCTAAATAAATACCACTGGTTTAAGAAGCTAGATACTTATAGGCAAGCTATTGTCTTGGATATGGCTTATAATTTGGGCGTGCCTAGACTCTTGCTTTTCAAAAAAATGATTTTAGCCCTCAATAGTGGGGATTATGCGAGTGCGAGTAGAGAAATGCTAAATAGTGGCTGGGCTATGCAAGTCAAAAGCAGGGCTTCTAAGCTAGCAATAGCAATGAGGGAGATAAAACAAAATGATGAGGTGAATGCCTGATGAGGTTAGGGGTGATTTTGGCGGGGATAGTTCTTGGATTTTTGGCTATTGAGGGGTATATCTATGTGCGGATAAAAACGGGTGTGCAAGCACAGCTAGCCAAAGAATTGCTCCAAAGGCAAAATCAAGCCATAGCAAAACAAGCCCTTGATACCAAAAACTATATCAAGACCCTATCAAAAGAAAAAATCATCACCAAATATAAAGTCATCCATCCTAAAGAAGAGGGTTGTGAAGGTAAGCTAGAGGAGATAAAAGATGCAATGGATGTGTATTTTGATTCTTTCAAGCATATGCTTTAGTGGGTGTGTGAGGGTTAAGGAAGTGTTTATCCCTACAGCTTGCCAAATCCCTAAAAGGGAGAATCCTATCAAAACTGGGGATTTAGCCCAAGATGTTAAAAACATCTTGATTTATTCTGAAGGGATAGCAAAGGATTTGGAATTTTGCAGAGGGAATGAACCGCATATGCGTTAAATGGCTTTATTCAAGTAATAAGGCTTTTTAACCCATAGGGTAAATCAAACAAAGTATAAAAAGGAGTAGTTATGGCATTAAAAATAAACACAGAGGTAAAAACATTTACTTTCAGGGATGGGCAAGAGATTACACTCAAAGAACCTACATTGTTACAAATCAATGCAGCTCATAGTAAAAATAAAGATGATATTGAAGTGATTAAGTCTTTATTGATAGATATGACTGAAGGGGAGTTGGATAAAGATTCTATCAATGCTCTTCCTTTTGGTGAGTTTTTAAGGTTATCTGAATGTGTGAAAGGATTTGTAGGTATTGACCTAAAGGACTAAGGGAGGGCATAGCTTTGATTGGCTATGCCTTGCACTTTGGTTTATCAGATATAAAGGATATGAGTTTTAGTGAGTTTATGGACTATCTAAGGATAGCTAAGGAAATACTTGAAGTGAAGGGGTTTTGAAGAAATCAACACAAAGGATAAAAAATGAAAACAGGAGTTATATTAGACTATGATAGAGTTAAAAATCAATTACATCATTTGCTCCCAGAATCTGTAGCAATTAACATATTCATCTTTATTAGCATTGTCAAAAATATCTGTCATTATTTTTTGGATCAGAAGCAATACCCAATAAACAGGTATAAAAAACAACAAGCCATAAGCACTAGTTTCCATAATTTTTTCATAATCATTATTCCCAGCGAGTATAAAAATTATGGTTATAAATATACAAGGATAGTAAAATGTAATGATTTTGAAAAAATTAAGAGTGTATATACAAAGCCTTCTTGTTATAGATTTTTTAGGTTCATCGTTATTGGTTGGCAAAACAATATTTGTATATTGGTTAATTTGTTGAACATAGATAGCTCTTTGAAAAAACTTTGCTTTTATTTTTTTAATGAAGCTTGTTATTTTTTTAGATTCAAATTTTTTATTAATGAGGCTGATTTTTTTATCAAGTTCAATGTCATTAGCTATCTTGATTTTATTTTTAAGGTATTCTTTTACTATCTCATTTTGCTTTTTTCTTGTTTCTACCAATTCATTAATATCGACAGATTTTTTAGATTCAATGCTTGTTTTAATCTCTTGAAGTTCTTTTTGAAGTCCATTATCAAGAGATTGGATTTTTTCTTGAAACTTAGGGCGGAGTTCAGTATAAGTCTCATCAAAAAATTGATTGTAATCATTGATATTTTTAGCAAGTATTTCATTTTCTTTTTGAAGAATATCATTCATAGCTATTTGAAATTTGATGGTAGCAATCTTAAGCTCAGCGATTGCATTATGTGCTTTTGTTTCCAAACTTTTCGAATAGCTATCATTAGAAGGTATTATGGCACTAATGAGGAGATAATCGCCCAAATCAAGTTGCATAAGCTTTCCTTTTTCTCAAAAAGTTTTAAATATTTTACACCAAAATTATCAGAAAATCAACACAAAGGATAAAAAATGAAAACAGGAGTTACATTAGATAATTATTTTAGGGTATTTTATGAAAATAAATCCCACTTTTCTGTAACACTGAGTTCATCTTTTGATAAATGGAGACAAAATAAAAATAAATGTTCGAAAATAAAAAACAAAATCATTGCGATAGGAGTAAAAAAGAACATGAAAAGGAATAAACCAGCTAATAAAACAATACCCCAACCCATCATCACCATGCTTATTATAAACATTTTGCTATTAACATCAATCACCCAACCATCTATCCAAGCTGATAAAAAGTATAGAATGCCCCCTATAAATGCTGAGGCATATATTAACATTATAAAATTATTAGGAAAGTCTATATATATTGCTTTTTTTGTTTCAATGTTTAAAAATTTAGTCATGTTTCTTATTAGAAAAATAACCAAAAAGAAACATAGCATACTTACAAGAAACCACATATTAAAACCTTTTAATTTAATCAAGTTAATTTTAATCCAAAATAATAAAAAAATCAACACAAAGGATAAAAAATGAAAACAGGAGTTACATTAGATATACAGGCTAATTTGGATGCACTGAATAAAAGTATCAAGGCTATCAATAAATCAATGAAAATTGATTTGGGTATCAATATCAAAAAAGCATTAGAAGAGGCTACCAAAGGACTTAAGGAAGGATTAGCTAAAAATAAGCCTATTGCAGAAATAAATGAACTAAAAGCTAAAATCAAAGAAGCTACAAGTGTGCAACTAAAATTCAACATAGACCAAGCTACCAATCAGCTAAAAAATATAATCCCACAATTTATAGGGACATATAGCACTATAAAAGGTCTCATATCTAGCCCTGTGTCTGCTAGTCTTGATTTTAACACAGCTATCAATGAAATCAATAAATTCGCTGATTTTTCAAACTCAGAGCTTGGAAAGTTCAAAAAAGATATGTTTGATTTGGGTAAAGCCAATGGATTAGGGCTTAATGATATATTAAAAATAAGTGAGTTATCTGCCCAGCTAGGCATAGGCAAAACAGAACTCAAAGACTTTACTCAAAATGCTATCAATCTAAAAATAGGCTTAGGTCTATCTCAAGATGAAGCAGTCAATCTCAGCTCAAGTATTTCTAAAGCTTTTGGTATGGGGGTCAAAGAAACACAAGTTTTTTCTGATGAAATCACTGCTATGTCAAAAGTAACCCAGCAAAGTGCAAAAAAGATTTTAGAAGTTACTAAATCTACTCTAGCAGGGGCTAAGGCATTTGGCTTGTCTGCTAAGGAAACATCTGCTCTATCTGCCTCATTCCTCTCTGTAGGGCTTGATAGCTCTGAGGCAAGTAGTTCTATCAATAAATTTTTTACCGAACTCAATAATATTGATAATGCGACTGAGGGCTTTAAAAGGTCTTTGGCAAAAATGGGACTAGATGCAGAGCAACTAAAAGAAGATATACAAAACAATCCTCAAGAAGCTATCAAAAATCTCTTTGAAGATTTAAATGATCTTAGTGATGAAGAGAGGTTTGGAGTCATATCTGAAATCTTTGGCAAGAAAATGGCAAATAATATCAATTCGGCAAAAGATGGAGTGAGGGCTTTTGAAAAAGCACTTGAATCAAGTAAGGATTCTGCAGGAGCCTTACAAAAAGCTGTAGATAGAGCTGCAGGTGATGGATTTGGAGATAGTATATTTGAGTTAAAGGCTGCTTGGCTAGAATTTAAAAATGAGATAGGGAGTATCTTTGTGCCTGCTTTAAAATGGCTTGCTGATTTGACAAGGAGTGTATTAGGAGGATTGACAAACTTTTTAAAAAACAATGAATGGAGTAAATTATTTATTGGATTTAGTGTTGGTATCCTTGCATTGGTAAAAAGTGTTGGTCTTATTAAAGTGGCTTTTAATCCTCTTAAAACAATTGTATTTTATCCTTTTCAAATTATGATGACAAAGTCTAAAATAGCAATGATAAGCTATTCTGATACTATTAAAAAGGCAAATTTGACTAATATTATTTTTGGAGATAGTTTGAATTGGCTAAAACTTAGATTTAATACCCTAAATAAAAGTATTATGGTGACGACAAAGAGGATATTTGGATTTTTAGACTCCTTGATTGCAGGAAAAATAGGGATATTTGGAAAAGCCTTGAACTTTTTGAAAATTGGTTTTTTATCTTTTAGCACAGGTCTAAGGGCGGCTATTGTTGGTATTCGTGCTTTTAGTATTGCATTGCTTGCTACTCCAATAGGATGGATTGGTATGGCTTTAGCAGGCGTGGCATTGACTGTTTACAAATTTTGGAAACCAATTAAAGCATTTTTTGGAGGATTTTTTGAAGGTATATCTGAAGCCATCACCCCACTCAAGCAAACTTTCTCTGCTTTATGGGTGTCAATTAAAACCGCTTTTGCTCCTTTTGCTCCACTTTTTAGTAAAATCTTTGGGCAAATTAATAGCACACAAGAAGAGCTGAGTGGTTTTGCACGAGTTGGATTGACAGTGGGTAAGGTGATTGGCGAGGTGATAAATTTGATAGCTAAGCCTTTTGAATGGCTGATAAAAATTATTACTCTGACTTTTGAAGCAGTGGGGAAGATTACTAGTTGGATAGGTGATATTTTTGGGATTGGGGATAAGAAGGTTGATGTGAATGCAAATCAAACCAATTCTATCATTCATAAAGGTCTCATTGATGAGGTCATCGCTAAACAAAATGAAAATAAAGCTAAAATGTTAAGCTCTATTCAAAGTAATCAAACTGATAACTCAAGACAAATCAATGACTATAAAAATATCACTATCAATACCAATCAAAGTCCACAAGCTATCGTGAGTGCTATCAATAGCTATAGTTATGATGATGATTTGTAGCGATAAGTCTTAATGAGGTTGAAAATAGTGCCTAGAAAAAGAAATATAAAAAAGCAAGTAAAATAAATTGCTGTTATGTTTTTGGTATGCAAATATAAAAAAAAGGTAAATATGATAAAGCAAAAATTGGCAAAAATGATATTTTTCCATTGTTTGGCTCTGTGTTTAAAAAACAAGAAGGTTTTATCTTTTTGTGGTTTATTGAATTCCATAGAGATGACTATCAGAGAATAGAACAACCCTAAGAAGAGAAAAATGATAGCTATTGCCATTAATGTCAAATTCAATCCTTGTTGTTTGTATTGCTTAAATACAGCATTAAAACAGAATTTTAACATAAAAAGGAAAAATAATGGAAAATATTTTTAGCACAACCAAAACAGACCCAAGAAAAGAGCTAGAATCTGAAGTGCAAAAACAAAGACAAAAGCAAAAAGAACTAGAAAATCAACCACAAGAAGAGCTAAAAGACCCTTTTAAGGAATACAAATCCATTCAGAGCAAAGATACACTCATTAAAATAGATAGATTTGCCTTCAAAGTCTCTCAAAATATCGAGTCCATAACCACGACTCTGAATATGGGTATCAAGAAGATTGAAACAATCAAAAAACCAATCTATCAAAAGATAGGAGGCAATGAAGAGATTATCAGCTTTGAAGCTAAAATCCTCATCACACAAATGAGTGAATTTGAAGGGTTTAAAGAGCTGGTCAAAAAAGCCAAACCTCTCAAACTATCTATCCTCTCTGAAAAGCCTAAAAAAATCCTTATCCAAAGGCTGAGTGAATCCAAGAAGAACTGGGTGATGATTACTGAGCGAGGAGTGAGCTATTATTGTAAAGAGCTAAGCATTGAAGGAGTGGTATTGTGAGCTTAGAAAAAGATTTAAGCAAGCATATACAAAAATCCCTCAATAAAGCTATAATCAAAGTAGCCAAAGAACAAGCTAAGGCTATCAGGGAAGGATTTGATTTGCCAGATAAAAAAATCAAATCCCTCACTATGATAAAAAAAGCCTCTCTTTATAATCTAAAAGCTTCAATTTTAGGATTTAGCGGAAGAGTGAGTATCAAGCACTTCAAGAAATCCAAAGTCATGCAAGGCAGAAAAATCATAGGCGTGAATGTCAAACTCAATCAATCTAGCAAGGTATTTCTAAACGGGCATTTTATAGCCAAAAATAGAGATAAACAAGGAGAATTCATCGCTATAAGAGAAAACTCTAAGCATATGAAAAATCCAAACTTTGAATACAAAAAATCAAGCAAGGCATATGCGAGCTTTTCTGGAACTCAAAAACTCTTATATCCTCTGAGTTCTAAGCCTTTTTGTCAAATAGCTAAAGAAAAGTCTCAAAGCCTAATGCCTAAAGTCAAAGAAATCTTTATGAAGGAGTTGGATAGGTGAAATGAGTAAATCCCCATTGATTGAAGCGTTTGCTAAATCTATCTTCATCAAACCAAAGCTAAGCCTCACAGAATGGAGTAACACATATAGGGTCTTGTCTAAAGAAAGCTCAGCATTGTTTGGGAGATTTGAAGCTTTGAGTTACCAGATAGAACCAATGAATGCTATCTCTAACCCTAATATCAGGGAAGTGGTATTGATGTGGGGAGCCCAGCTAGGCAAATCTGAAATACTCAATAACACCATTGGCTATTATATCCACCAAAACCCTAGCCCTATCCTTTTCTTATTGCCTTCTGAAGATATGGCAGAGGATTATTCCAAGCGAAGGCTTGCACCGATGTTTAGAGATACAAAAGTGCTAGATGAGCTTATCAATGATAGGGAGGCTAGCAATACAATCCTTATCAAAAACTTCAAAGGCGGTAACCTCGCTTTAGTGGGTAGCAACTCACCCTCAAAGCTAGCTTCAAAGCCTATCAAAGTCCTCATAGTCGATGAGGTCGATAGGTGTGAAAATACCAAAGAAGGGCATAGCATTGACCTTGCACAAAAAAGAACCAATACTTATTATGATAGGAAAATCATAAAAGTATCCACGCCAACTATCAAAGGACATAGCAGTATTGAGAGGGAATTTGAAGCAAGTGATAAACGCTTTTATTTTGTGCCTTGTCCTTATTGTGGCTTTTCTCAAACACTATCTTTTGAAAATATCAAATGGAGTCAAAGAGAAGATGGAAGTCATGATTTGGAAAGTGTGGGGTATGCTTGTATTGAATGTGGGGGTCTGTGGAGTGAGAGTGAGAAGAATAATGCCGTCTCTAAAGGCAGTTGGGAGGCAAAAAATCCCACTTCAAAAATAGCAGGCTTTTATCTCAATGCCCTTTATAGTCCCTTTTTTACGCTAAAAGATATAATAAAAGATTTTTTAGAATCCAAAGACAATGTGCAAAAATTCCAAGTCTTTACCAATACGATCAAAGCTGAGTCTTTTGAACCACCAAGCATTAAGTTTGAAGAAAATGAGCTTTATGCAAGGAGAGAAAATTATACCGCTAGCACTCTCCCTGATGAGGTAATGTTTATCACTTGTGGTGTAGATATTCAACATGATAGGATTGAGATGGAGTTCAGGGGATGGGGGCTTGGATTTGAAAGCTGGGGGATAGAATACTTGATTTTACAAGGTGATCCCAATCTACCCAAAGTATGGGATGATGCCTATGTCTCTACTAAAAAGATGTTTAGCACCATCAATGGGAGGCGGATGTATGCTAGCATTGTGCTTGTGGATAGTGGATTTGAAACACAAAAAGTTTATAAATTTGTCAAGATGGGTAAGGGGAGATTTGTAGCTACTAAGGGAGCTAGTGAGGGAGAAACTAAAAAAGATTTTGTCAACAAACCCAAAAAATTAAAAGACATATGGCTTTATTCTGTAGGGACATATAAAGGAAAATCTGAAATCTTTAGGCTGCTTCAAACCAAAAGTTTTGGAGCAGGATACCAGCACTACAATCAAAACTATAGCTTAGAGTATTTTTATCAACTCACTTCAGAAAAATTAGTCAAAACCAAAAATGATAAAGGCTATAGTGTTTATAAATGGGAGAAGTTAAGGGAGAGGAATGAGGCATTAGATATTAGTGTATTGAATCTTTTGGGAGCTAAGCTGAAAAAACTAGATGTCTGGACTTTGAAAGGAAAGCAAAATTAAGATAAGGATTGATTTTATTGTATGATTTATGTGAGGTTTTGCCAGAGGGTCAAGACCTCTTGGCAAATTTATGACCTCGAAAAGAGGTGATGAAAATGTCATTACTTAAGATATTGAGCAATATCTTGATGATTATTATACTACTTTGTTTATTAATAAGCAAGGTATATTGAATCTCAAGATAAGAGGGTTTTTAGCCCTCTCTCAATATCTAACCCTCTTTTATGCTTCATAAAAACCTCATTTAAATTAAAATATAAACAAAAAGTAAATAAACTAAAATGATTGTAGATGATTTCAAATGATTATAAATTATTTTAAATGATGATTCTAAAATGGTATTAAACTATTTTTTAACCTAAATACACATACCCTCCAAAAATCAAGAGTTAGAATATGAGATTATATTTATTGGAATAAGGATTTTTATGAGTGCTATGATTGAAACAGCAAAACACCTAGCAATATTCTTAAAAACTAATAAGGATACCCAATGAACCCAACAAAATTATCTGAAAAAATACAAACCTATCTCAAAATCAAAGGTTTGAAAATCACTCCTGAAAATAAATTATTCATTGATGCAATCACTCAGTGCCTTATCGTCCATCTTCAAACAGAAGCCATTGTTGAAGTCAAGACTACAGGGACTGCGAATGCACAAAGTGGGATTGGAAAAATCTATTAAAGGATAATGATGTTTGGGGAAGTGAAAATCTACATCGGCTCTATCATAGAGATGCAGGGTAATCAAGTCAAGGTCAATATCTTAGGCACTCAAACAGATTTTATGACTCATATGGGTAGCTTTGGAGCATTTAACAAACATTTTGTCCCGCCTGTGATAGGAGAGTCTGTATTGGTGATACGATTTGAAGACTCTAGCCTTTATCTAGCATTTTCTCTTCCTGCTGCTAATCTAGCTAATCCCCCTGATGAAGAAAACATCACTTATCCTGATGGGACAACCCTAAGCTATAACTCTACAAGCCATACCCTAAAGATAGAATCCAAAGCAAGCATTCATATCATCTGTAAGGAAGCTAGTATCAAAGCTGATAGTATCAATCTAGGGGATAGCGGGGGTGGGGGACTCATCACGACTCAAAGCATTTGCCCTTTTACAGGTAGTCCTCATCAGCAAGGGAGTAGCAAAGTAAAGGCAATATTGTGAAACAACTAAGCATTCAAGAAAATATCAATAGAATCTTTAAAACCAAAAAATACACCCTCCCACTCAACCCAAACTATGGCTTGAGCTATGAGTGGATTGACAAGCCTTTTTCAAAAGAACTAGAAGCCTCTATGATTGAAGAGATAAGAGAGCAGATAAGTATTTTTGAACCTCGCCTTGTGATAGAAAGCATTCAGGTAAGTAAAGAGTATTCTAATCTCTCTATCATTATCAATACAAATCTAAGGATTGCTATTTGATTGTCTCTACAAAAGAGTTAGGAGAACTTTTAGGGCTTACAGAAAGGCATATTTATAATCTTGAAAAAAAAGAAGTCTTATCAAAAGAAGATAAGAATTGCTGGGATGCTTATAAGAATATCCAAGCTTATATCTATTATAAAATCTCTATTGAAACACCCACTACAGATGGCAAAGAAGCAAGGGTAAGGAAAGATTTAGCCGATGCCAAACTAAAAGAAGTGATGTTAGCAGAGAAACTAGGCAAGCTTATCCCTATAGAAAAAGTCGCTAAAGAGCTAGAAGATATTGCTATCACGATTTCAAACAAGCTTTATTCTATCCCTCACCAACTCAAAAGAAGGTTTAAAATAGATGATGTGATGTATCTTGCCTTAGAAAATGAGATTGAAAACACACTCAAAGAACTCAAAGACCCAAATATTTATACCCAACAAGCCTTAGAGATAGAAGAAAAAATTGCCAAAGAAAGAGAAAAACAGGAGTTGAGTGATGAGTAAAACCCTAATGATGAGTTTTTTTATCTTTTATTCTATAAAGTTTATAAGCAAGATAACCACACAAAGTGAGTGTAAAAATAGTTACAATAACTTGACCTATCATTGTTTAGTCCTTTTTTGGAGTCTGATTGAAGCATACATTATAAAGATACTGCCTAATGTGATGATTGAGGGCATTATCCCAAAATCACCATTAAGGATAGCAAATGTTCCATTTACAAACAACCCTAATCCAATATTTTTAAAAAGCTCATTCATAAACACATTATATCAAAAAACAGGAGTTGAGTGATGAGTAGTTTTATGACACCTTTAAAAGGGGAGATTTTAGACAATGGCAATTTGTTGGTGAGTGAAGAATTTGATTATTACAGAGAAGAGGACAATGATGAGGTGATAAAAGTGCCTAATGGCTTTGAATCAGATTTCGCCTCTGTGCCATTTGTATTTAGAATCTTAGTGAGTCCCATAGGTAGGCATAGTAAGCCAGCGGTATTGCACGATTATCTCTGTGAGCTTTATCATTTGGGGAAAGTCAGCAGGGATTATTGTGATGAGGTTTTTAATGAAGCGATGAAGGTTAAAAAAGTCTCTTTGTATCATCGCTTGGTTTTGTTTGGCGGGGTGAGGGTATATGCGTATTATTTAGCATTCAAAAAGAAATTAAAAGGATTTTTATGAAATACATTGCCACGCAAGGAGAGCGGCTTGATAGTATCTTTTTTAAACATTATGGGATGGAGTTTGACCAAAAAATTTATGATGAGTTTATGATGAAAAATCATCACTTATTACTCAAAGATACTTTAGATTCAGGTGATGAGGTTTTGATCAAACCGATTGCAATTCAAGAGCTATCAGTTGCAGAGGGATTGTATGGAATCGATATATAAATCTTGTGAGTTCAAAATAACCCTGAATGATAAAGACATCAGTGATTTGATCGTCTCTATTGCTTATGAAGATTTTGAAAGCGACCAAAGCGATACACTCAAAATCAAGATTTTTCCAACCATCACCCCTAAGCTCAAAGATAAAGTCAGATTTTATATAGATAATCATCTCATCGGTAGCTTTAGCATTGCTTCTATCGCTTATACTTATAAATCTAGTTATGAGTGTGATTGCTCTAGTATTGATTATAGTTCTAATTTTAGGATGAGGAAAAATAGAAGTTTTGATAAGCTAAGCTACAAGCAGATACTACAATCTATCGCTAAAGAAAATAACCTGACTTTAAAGATAGACTTCAAACGCATGGATGAGATTGTCCATATCGACCAAATCAATCAATCTGATAGCTCGCTTTGCTATCATATTGCCAAAGAGCTTAACCTCACACAATGTATCAAAAACGATACTTTGATTTTCCTAGAAAAGGCTTCAGAAAAAAAGCCCTCCATATCACTGAATGCCTCTGATTGCGTGAGTGTGAGTCTACAGAGCTATGCGAAGATGTTTTATCAGTCTGTAGAGGTTAGCTATCAAAACGCTCAATCTAATGAGGGCAAAACCATAAAGATTGGCAAAAGTGAGCCTGTCTTGAAGCGATACTTGCATTCTAAGAGTGATGATGAAGCTTACAAAAAAGCACAAGGCTTATTCAAATCTATCCAATCCAATAAAAAGAAAGGCACATTAGAGATAGCAGGTAGGCTCATTTATGCAGGCACACTTTTAAAACTAAGCGGGGATAAAGAGCTAGAAGGACAATATGTAATCAACAAAGTGAGCCATAGTATTGACTCAAGTGGCTGGCGGATTCTTGTGGAGTTTGGGTGA